ATGTATGAAGGCTAGACGTTATGCTATGAAGGATAGAAATCCTGATGGTAGAGTAGTTTTTAAATGTATTCAATCTAAGGCTAACGTAGAAATATATATGGGTGATAAAAAAATTACTTCATTAATATTAGAGTAATGCAAAAAAGAAATAAGGCACGCAATCCTATTGCAAAACAACTTAGACATTTTAAACAAAAAGTGTTAAAGAATAAAAAGAAATATGACAGAAATAAAAAACTTAATTCTTCCGAACTACGGGATTATTAGAACTAAAGTACCTACTGATCTTTTAAAGTTTTTACAAAAAGAAAGTAATAACAAACGTAATTTAAAAAAATTTGTATCAGGTATAACTAAAACAGAAGCTGGTGACAGACCTGGCGTAGCTAAACACCTATACGTTTCTGATGAAGGAACAGAAAAATTACAAAAATATATTGACACATTGATTGTTGAATACAATAAACTTTATCCTAATTACTTTCAAAACATAGAAGTATTAAATAAAAGTTGCCCATTATGGTTAGGAAAACCTTGGTTTAATTATCAGAAAAAAAATGAATATATCCCTTTACACGCACACGAAGGTATACTATCGTATAGTATATGGATTCAGGTTCCCAAAGGCTGTGATACTATTTATGAATGGAGTTATGGTACAGTCATTGGTAAACACGAGAGGTCTCGAATGAATATAACACATGAACACGAAGGTGAAATAGTATTGTTCCCAGCACCACTGCATCATTCAGTGTACCCTTTTACTGAATCTAATAAAACAAGGATATCAATTGCAGGGAATATATTTTTAAAAGTAGACAACAGCAGAATTTAACATGAATCTTTCACGTAATTTTACTCTTTCAGAGTTAACTAAATCAGATACTGCCATCAGGAAAGGCATTAATAATAATCCTAACGCAGAGCAAATAGAAAAATTAAAAGCTTTATGCGAAAATATCCTACAGCCAGTACGGGACCATTTCGGTAGAGTAAAGATAACCAGCGGATTCCGTAGCGTAGAGTTATGTATGGCCATCGGCAGCTCGGCAAATTCACAGCATGCAAAAGCTGAGGCGGCGGATTTCGAATGTGTTGGTGTAGACAACGCTGAACTTTTTGATTGGATAAAAAATAATCTTTCACCAGATCAATTGATCCTAGAATTTTACACTCCAGGCGAACCTAATTCGGGCTGGATACATTGCTCATGGGTTGAAGGAACACCAAGAGCATCACACATGTGGGCTTATAAATCAGAAGGTAAAACAAAATACAAACCTATGCTAGGTTCAGCAAAAGAACTAGTATGACCTTTAAGGCAATAAAACTATTTAACAAAATTGATACTGTGTCAGGCCATTGTGAATACTGTGGTTATGAAACAATTTTAGTTGCAATCGTAGATGAATTTTATAGATGCACACACTGCGGGGAAGATACGAAACAATATATCAATGGAAGCATTAGATATTTAAAACTTACGAATGAGGAGAAGGCATGGGCAAAAAGTCAACATTCGGAGTAAATACTTACCGAGAACGATCAAGAAAGAAAATAGGAAGACACAAAAAAAGGATGAACAAACATGAGAAAAAAAATTATAAGTCCTACCGTGGTCAGGGGCGTTAGAGAATTAGATAGATTATCTAATTTATATTATAAGTCACGAGACGAAAAACACCGCGAAGAATGGTTTTCATTGGTAAAGAAGTTGTCTCTTCTTCTACCTTCGGTTTCGGAAGTGGAACAAGAACCTTCTCGCAAGAGAACTTAGGATAGAGTGCATTATTTACTACATCTTGTTCTGAGAAATCTCCTTGATACAATATCTCGTATGATTCACTTAACCCATTTCGGACACAATCGTAGTAATCTGATTGTTCTTTGGGGTAATCTGGGTGGGTATAGCATTTTCCTGCTACCACTGAACATATGTATATTGTTAATAAAAATTTCATTGACACCTACTTGTAAAAATTATATATAATCCTATATGATTGTATAAATAGAAAGGATACAACAAATGACAGACATAAGCAAATACAAAAGTCTCGCAGTCGATCATGCCTGCTATGATAAGATTGATAAGCTGACCAAGATACTGGCACCAGGAGTCACTCTATCTAGAGCACAAGTTATACGAATGTTAGTAGACAAAGAAAGTAAAAAGTTAAATGGCAAATCAAAATCTATTTCCAAAAGCTCTTGATAATGGAGAGCTAAAAGATCCTTTACGATCTTTGTGGAGGAATGTTTTGATAGTTGCATTAGAAGATGCAGTAGGGAGACACTGGCGTAATAAAAGTTATGGGTCACCCGGAAACAATTTATTTATGAGATCGGCAAGAGAATATTTTACTGAACCAAATAGAGACTTTGCTCTCGTTTGCCAGTATGCTGGCTTTGATCATGAATATATTAGAATGAAAGCTAGAAAATTTTTTGATGAAAGGATGAAGTATGAAAAAAATATGTAGTGTATGTAATGGTAACGGATTCGTTCGTATACCATACGATCAAGCAAGGGAAGAACAATGGGCCGATTGTACTTTCTGTAATAACCAAGGCGAAATAGAGGAGGACGAAGATGATACTGTTCAAGGGGAGACTAACCATTAACAATAAAAAATGGAAACAACAATTAGGAGTTTGGACTTTGTATTACAGAACTGAAATCATTTACACTGTAATGGGTTTCATAGTTGGATTTATAGTAGGAGTAATAATATGAAGAGAGCAATCCTAGAGGCATTAGAAGCAAAATATCAAGCGGACATAGCTCACGCAGATGCAACATTAAAAATATATTTAGAAAATTCTGTTGGTATCGGTGAACATCCACAACACATTGAAGAGTGTGATAAGTTAGTTAATAAGATTGCAGAAGCACAAGATAAATTAGATGTGTTAAAATCATTCGAACCAGAAGCAAAACTATTATGATAAAATTTAAAAATAGAAAAGGACGAGCTCCAGGTGTCAAAAAATGCTACGCGCTAAACACCTCTGGAGGTTACATATGTGAGACCTTAAGTGGCAACTTGCAGTATTCGAGCCTTTGCTCTCTTGGGAGTACGTGCACGGAAACCAGGAGGGTTGTATGATTAGTGGCGACAGCGTAGAATATAAATTGCTAGCCAAATGGACAGATCAATTGGATGTCATGTCCAAAGATTTTGTTACCACAGTTGAAATAGGAGTTAGAGAAGGTTATGGCTCACATATAATCTGTGACTTAATTAAAGGACCACATGTACATATTGGTATCGATCCATGGGGAGATATTAAATACAAACACCTAGACGACGTTGAAGGACATGTTAAATACTGGACAGATGATGTTGGTAATATGCTGAAAGATGAGAAAGGTAAACCTATCTCTCCTACTTATCCTAATTCAATGAAAGATACTTTTTTAAAAAATTTTAAATACCATGAGAAAACAGTCCTATTCCAATTAGAAGATACAGAATACATGAATGCTTTCGGCAATGGTGTACCCATTTATTACAATGGAAAAAAGAAATTAGTAAACCAATATGATTTAGTAGTCTTCGATGGACCTCATACAACAGAGACTGTAATGAGAGAAGCTACCTGGTTTGCCAATAGAAGTCGTAAGGGAACGCGTTTTATATTTGATGACATCGATACTTATCGAATGGATCTGATAGCACACGCATTAACTTTCGATGGATTTAAAACAATAGAATCGGGAGAATCAAAAATATGCTTGGAGAAACAGACATAGCCTACATAGCTGGGTTATTTGATGGCGAAGGTAGTATTCATTTTAAACGAGCGCCAGAAAAGAAAAAGAAACATAGAGGAAAACCTGGGTATAGATGGTCAAATAGTTTAAGACTATCTATGGAAATAACAATGACAGATCAATCTGTATTGATGTGGGTCCATGAAATATTAGGTTGTGGTACACTTACAAAGAAACCACGCAAAGGTAGACGCGTTGATGGTACAAAATATTTAATGCAATACCGATGGCGATGTACATTTAGAGACGCGTATTACGTGTGTCTATTACTGTGGCCCTTCGCCCACACAAAATTAGAAAAAATACAACAAGTCATAGATCATTACTCGGATGAGAAAACTAAGAACGTAATTAACTTAGATGACTGGAGAAGAAAGGCGGCCCTATGAAATTTAACTATATTACGACACCCGACGTTGCTAGAGTAGAAGTAGATGGAATGCGAAGGTATCGATGGGGAGAGAAGCTTCCCTCTGTTACGACTATCCTATCCGCAGTTCCTGACCAATCGAAGTCAATAGCCCTTGCGAGATGGCGTGAACGCGTCGGAGAAGAGGAGGCCGAACGTATTAAGAATACTGCGGCTGTACGAGGTACAATTATGCATAGGATTCTTGAAGGTGAGATGACAGGTCAACGTCATGCGGATCTGACAACGTTAGGTCAAGAAGCAGGCATCCTGGCTCAGGCCATCATTGATCATGGATTCTTAAAAAATTTGAATGAGGTTTGGGGGAATGAGATAATGTTAGCTTACGAAGGACTATACGCTGGCACAGCCGATGTTGTAGGAGTCTATAAAAATCAAGAATGTATAATTGATTTCAAACAATCTAATAACCCTAAGAAAAAGTCTCAATGTGAGGATTACTTTAACCAAGCGGCGGCTTATGCGATGGCCCATAACGATATGTATGGTACGACTATTAATGCTGGGCTAGTGTTGGTTAGTGTAATGGGTGGAGAGATACAAGAATTCTGGCTAAAACCTGACGAATTTAAGGCGAGATGCCACAATTGGTTAAGAAAAGTAGATACTTACTGGAGATATCACGTACCAAGCTCCAAGCCCCAGGCACCAAGGGCCAGCGATGTATTGAGACCAGGCGACTTTGAGGAGTTTGAATGTCCAAGCTTCTGAGGCGTCCCATAGTATATTTTCAAATCTTTTTTAAAAAAATAAAAATAAAAAAGATAAACATACCGGATCATTGTCTCAATGGCTTAAAAGTGTTGGTATGTCTAGCTAATGTACTGCCTCAAAGGTGTCTCAAAGGTGTCTCAAGGTGTCTCAAAATCCCAACGCGAGAGGATTCTTTTTGCCTTTTGCAAAAAGCAAAAATCCTGTAGAAAAACACTATGGTAGCCAAGAAATCAAAATACAAATCAATAGTCATCAAGAAGAAGCGATACTATTTCTATAAAATTACATGGGTCGATCCGACGGGAGATTCTGGGCACGCGACAGCTCATGACTCGTTAGGATTAACTCCTTCCATTATGATTACACACGCTTATTTGTTTGATCAAAATAAGAAAAACATTTGGACCTTTGCTACGTTTGAAGAGAATGATGAGTTGTTTTCGGATAGGAATGTTTTCCCAAAAGGATGTTTAATTAAAATGGAAAAAGTTTTAGTGTGATTTCTTTGATAACAGCTCTGGTCTTTGTTTTACTTTCTCTTTCAATTCTTCTTCACTCACCCCATCTAGAATCGGAGAGTAGTCGTCGATTATTTTTTTCATTCGCTGTTCTAGTTCTTCTGTTGTTAGGTCTTCTAACTTACCAGTACGTATTATCTTCTGTTCGATATATAGACCCGCTGCCTTTCCGCGTGCTACTTCAGCATTAACAGCTGCAGACCATGCTCCTTTTTTAAGAGCTTCCTGTCTTATCTTAGCAAGTTCACCAATGTGTTTATCATAAGTGACTTCATATTTCTTTTGCCATTCTTCTCTTAAAGCTCCGATGTATTGTACTACAAGCGGGTATAGGGTTGGATTCTGTAATTTGCTGGCGTACTGTCTGGCAGAGTCTTTACTAAAACCTGCATCGATAGCACACTCAGTCGCTGTCTTTCTACCTTCATTGGTAACAAGTTCGTAAGCAAATCTCATCTGTTGCTCTGTTAATTTCTTTGGTAGTCCCATTATAATTTTCTTTTCAATTCTTTTAAATACTCTTCGTTTTCTCTGTCTTGCTGTGATGGCCTGTTTAAAACATAATAAGTAATAGCGGCTCCGATGAATAAACACCCCATACTGTAAGCAAACATACCTAATCCATAACCAACTGTCATACTTGATATATAGTACAACTTAGTCTATAAATCAATCTATGTTTACTGGAAAGATGTTAAAGCAAGTTACTGATAAATTCATGACAGCTGAAGCTTCGAAAGAAGCTAGAGTCCAAGTCCTACTTCCAAATGGAGATTTTATGGACATTGATGGTATGAAACTCTTGCAAAATAAATTAATAGGAGTAAGAGAATCTCATCGTTTAGTCTTTACAATACGTCCCGAACAATGGAAAATGGGAAAGGTCATTAAGAAGTTGTAGTAGTGAAACCTGAACGTAAATTTTGGCATGAGATTAAAACGTTCGTTACTAAAAATAATTGCAAATTATCATTTACACGCTTGGAAAATAGCGCTGCATGGGGGACTCCTGATCTACTGGGGTATAATAGTTTTGGTAACTTTTTCACTGTAGAATTAAAAGTAACTAGAGGAAACGCAATACGCTTTTCTCCACATCAATATTCATTTCATTTAGTACATCCGGATAATACATTTATCATGGTTAAGGCCCTCTCCCTTAACCAAGTAAAACTTTTTGAGGGAAGGTATATCAAGGAGCTTGGCGCTTGCGGCTTGAAGCTTGACCCTCGCAGCTCGGGGCTTGACGCTTGCTGCTTGACACTTTCACAGCTTGGGGCTTGACCCCTGAATCAGGATCCGCTTGTTCCTTAGGCGTACGCGCCTGTCCGTCCGTCGACGTGTCATCGGCGCTAATAGCCTTCTTCACAAGTGAAGATGGTGAGGCGTGCAGCTTGTAACCTGCAGCCTTTAATTCTTTTAATCTCTTAGGAGTCCAATAAAACATTAATGTTTCCAGTAACTGATATTGTTTATATCACGATTCCAGCACTGTCGACAGCTGCCGCATTCATTGTTTTGTTTTGGTGCCGGGCAGCTCATAGAAGTTGCACCAAACCAGGGCTGGTCCTTGTCAATCACAGTGGAAGCCCAGGGCCAGAAAGAGACTGGGCCCTGGTTGATCATATGAGATGACATTCTAATTATTAAATTCTCTGGAACCTCTTCAGGTTTAACCTGCTTGAGGTATTGAGCTTCACGGGTCGGCATCCAGTGCTTCGTGTCTGGCGTCGCTCTGCATACTTCAAAAATATTATTTAAATGTTTCATTGATTGGATGTCCCCGCTGTCATGCCATCTAAACCATTTATGTGGCTTAATTAAGACAATCATTGCTTCCACCCATCGCGGGTCTTCCAGAGCTTGCAGCCTACGGCTTAATGCGTCCTTAACGTTTTTAAATCTATATCTACCCTTCATTGCATAACAGCCAGCGCATACGCTGCCCTTCACAGCCTGAAGCTTGACCCCTGTCTGGCACTTCCAAGCCGGCAGGTTGTGAGCTGGTCCTGGCATCTTCGATGGCTTAGACAGTCCACCTGTAATTGCTGTTGCTTCTTTTTTTAACATAATAAATTTCTCCTTTATAATCCTATACTACCAGACAGCTTGCAGCTTGTCAAGCTTGCCGCCTGACGCTTGCGACTTGACCAGGAAGCGGCCGTTCTAAGCGGCGCGCTAACTAGTGTTGTCACCTGATCTGGGATCAGCAACGCTTTATGATACACGAGCCCGCGCGCATATGCTGGCGGTGTATCCACATTACTGATCCCAGAGCCAGCAGGTCCCAGGGTCCGATTTTCTACTGGCTCAGGGATCAGGCCAGAGTACACGCTAGCAAACTCTAGGCATTGATCCTGGGCAGTTATTATCATGGCTCATACCCAGGAGCCTTTGAGGGGGCATGGCTTTAATTCCAAGTTCCCCCTCAAATTTTATTTATGCTGATTTTTTTAAAACCAGCGGATCGTCATATTTCACCATAGTGTAAGATGTATTTTCATCTGTACCCTCCAGCAAAATGTAGGCGTCCATTTTTTGTAAAGCTTTCGTACTGTCTAAATCTTGCGCTACAACTCTATAGCTATCTTCACAGTGGTCATACTTTATTTTTTTAATTATTAAATACATACCAGAATATAACATAGGATAAGCTAGGAGTCAAATATTTTTTTAAAAAAAAGTAAAATAATTTTCTTGACATATCCTAATTTATCCTATACACTTGGACGGTGGCTGGGGATGGTGGTTAGTATACATTATAAAAAACTCCACATTAGAATGATTCTAAACTGGACCATACACGCATAGGTTGTGCCGAAAATAGTATTTGACATTATTTCTCATATAGGATATGTTGGGATATATGCAACACAAAGGAGTACAAATGAAAGAAAAAAGACTAACACTAAATAGTGATAAAAGAAAATCTATTGCAGATGTATTTCAATCTCATTGGGAAAGAGAAGATAATCCCAAAGTTGAGGCATGGAATAAAGCAATAGAAACTTACAATACTGTACGACCTATTATGAAAGAATATGTTGAAGATATTGTAAGACAACATCAACCCCAAGAAGATATTGATACTGTTAGAAGAATGAATAACAAGTATGGCAATAGTGGTGGGGAATTGTTTGAAGATAATTGTTTTTATTTTCAACACCCAATTATAAAAGTTGATGATAATGGCAAAGAGTATGAGAGTGATAATGAGATACACTTAAAATTTGGATTAAGTGATTTAGATAAAAGCTTTGGTTATTCTTATTATCGTAAAGAGTTAAAAGCTAAAGGTCTTGACGCAGATTATAATTTGCGAATTGAGAACGATTACTCAAAAAGAAATCCAAAATATTACACAACCGAAAGTGATGTTAATTCTTTTTTAGGTTATCGTAATAGTTCAAATG